AGCTTTAGGACCGGTTGGAAAAGTTTTAGCAGGAACCTTTTCGCCACTAGCAGTAGCGGCAACGCTACCTCTTAAGATAGCTGCTCAAAGAGCAGGTGGAACTGATTACGGCGATATTGCGACCGATCCTACCAATTGGATGGGACCGGCATTCGCAGCCAGTGGAGCTGAGTGGGCAACTAAAGGAATGAAGAACAATCCTCGATTGGCAAATGCTATAAGATTAGGATTTAGTCCAAGAACATTACAAGTATTCGCAAGAAGATTTGGCATACCAGGACTGGCAGTGAGTGCCGGAATGTGGGGCTATGACAAGTGGAAAAATAGATCGATCAATGACGAATAAGACATTAGTTAAAAACATGCCTCATGTGAAGTGGAAAGAGATCCCTCCTTTAAAAGGGCCTAATCCGCAGTTGAATATAGCTTTAAAACAAGTTAAGAATGTAGTAAAATCGGAGAATATCAATGGCAGACAAAGACAATATCGACAAGGCGCTACCGAACGTAGACCAAGAAGTCGTATTACCTAAAGAAGACATCGTTGTAACGGAAGAACAGAAGGAAACAGAAGTAGATCCTACTGATGCGGAAGTTATAATGGATGAAGAAGGGGGCGCAGAAATTAATTTCGATCCCTTAGCCAACCAACAGGGAACTCAAAATCATTCTGAAAATATCGCTGAATTATTACCGGATGATATCTTAGGCCGAATGGGTTCTGATTTAAATGAAAATTACATGCAGTATAAAACTTCCCGTAGAGAATGGGAAGATACCTATATTAAAGGTTTAGATTTATTAGGATTTAAGTACGTCAACCCCACACAACCGTTTCAGGGAGCCAGTGGTGCCACCCATCCTGTACTCGCTGAAGCGGTTACCCAATTCCAAGCGCAAGCTTACAAAGAATTACTTCCCGCGATGGGTCCGGTACGGACTCAAGTGCTAGGAAGACCAAGCCGACAAAAGGAAGAACAATCGGTAAGAGTAAAAAATTTCATGAATTATCAACTCATGGATGTGATGAAAGAGTACGAACCTGAGTTCGATCAAATGCTTTTTTATCTCCCGTTAGCAGGATCCGCTTTCAAAAAAGTTTATTACGATGAACTGTTAGGACGAGCGGTTTCTAAATTTGTACAAGCTGACGATTTAATTGTCCCGTATACGGCTACCTCATTAGCCGATGCGGAGGCGGTTATACATGTTATCAAAATGTCAGAAAATGACTTAAGGAAAAAACAAGTGGTAGGTTTCTATCGCGATATCGAAGTGAAACCTGGCTATGATCAAGAAACCGAAGTTGAAAAAAAGGAAAGACAACTTGAGGGAATTAAAAAAACACGAGACGAAGATGTGTTTACCATTCTTGAATGTCACGTTAATTTAGATATTGAAGGGTTTGAGGATGTAGGACAAGATGGAGAACCTACAGGAATCAAACTTCCTTATATCGTGACGATCGAAGAAGGATCCAGACAAGTTTTATCGATCAGACGAAACTACAAACCAGAAGATCCTTTAAAAAATAAAATACAATATTTTGTTCATTTCAGATTTTTACCTGGAATGGGTTTTTATGGTTTTGGATTAATTCATATGATTGGCGGATTAAGTCGTACTGCAACTACGGCGCTTCGTCAGTTATTAGATGCAGGAACGTTAAGTAACCTTCCCGCAGGTTTTAAACAACGTGGAATACGTGTAAGAGACGAGGCCCAAGCAATACAGCCCGGCGAATTTAGAGATGTCGATGCACCTGGTGGAAACATCAAGGACGCTTTTATGACTCTACCTTTCAAAGAACCATCACAGACATTATTGTCGTTGATGGGAATTGTTGTCCAAGCAGGACAAAGATTTGCCGCCATTGCTGACATGCAGGTCGGGGACGGCAACCAGCAGGCCGCTGTTGGTACGACCATCGCACTCTTAGAACGTGGTTCCAGGGTCATGTCAGCGATCCATAAACGATTGTTTGTGGGGCTTAAACAAGAATTTAACTTGTTAGCTGGCGTTTTTAAAACCTATCTACCTCCCGAATATCCTTATGATGTGGTTGGAGCACAGCGAAATGTTAAAGTTACCGACTTTGACGACAAAGTAGATATCGTTCCAGTGGCTGATCCAAATATTTTTTCCCAATCTCAAAGAATTTCTATGGCCCAAACAGAATTACAATTGGCGATGGCCAATCCTCAGCTTCATAATTTATATGAAGCATTTTATTCGATGTATAGTGCGATTGGAGTAAAGGAAATTGATAAAATTTTACCTCCTCCCCCACAACCGACGCCTTTAGATCCAGCGGTCGAGAATATTATGGCTTTATCTAGTAAACCTTTTCAAGCTTTTAAGGGTCAAAACCATCAAGCACATATTACTTCGCATTTAAATTTCATTTCTACGAATTTAGCTCGAAATAACCCAATGATTATGGGTGCTTTAGAAAAAAACTGCTTTGAACACATTTCTATGATGGCTCAAGAGCAAGTTGAAGTCGAATTTAGAGAAGAAATGATGCAATTACAACAAATGCAACAAATGGCACAACAAAATCCAGCGATGCAGCAGAATCCGCAGTTTCAACAACAGATTATGCAAATTTCTATGAAAGTTGAAGCTAGAAAAGCCACTTTAATTGCTGAAATGATGCAAGAATTCAAAGATGAAGAAAATAAAATCATGGGTCAGTTTGGAAATGATCCCATTGCTAAATTGAAAGCAAGAGAACTTGATTTAAGAGCAATGGATGACCAAAGAAAACGAGAAGAGGGTCAAGAGAAACTTAATTTAGATAGATCTAAACAATTGATGGGTCAAGACCAGTTTGATGACAAACTGGAACAGAATGAAGAGTTGGCTGAATTAAGAGCGGATACTTCTCTCGCTAAACAACAAATGTCTAATGAGGTCAAAATATATTCCGATAGGATGAAACGTAAAGACGTTAAGACCTTGAAAGGCCCTAGAAGATAGTATATTAATTTAAAAGGAGAAAAATATGGCAAAAACAGAAGTAGGATATCCAGAAGGCGGCAAAAAATATAAAATTGAGCCTGGTAAAGTTGGACAAGACCCTAGAGCTGATATTGTAACTAATGACTTTACGCCTGGACAAAAAATAGACAAGGGAACAAAAGTTAAGGTTCAAGGTACTAGAAGAATGTTAGCGAGTAAGAACAAAACAGCTACTTGGTACTAATATGGCTTGGTTTGGTTTAGCAAGAATAGCTCTACAAGCTGGAGCTAAAATTTATTCCAATAGACAAAGAACGAAGATGGCTATGTCTGATGCACAGCTAATGCATGCACAGAAGATGGCCTCCGGTGAAGAATCTTACCAGGGCAAGCTTTTAGAAGCTCGGCAAAACGACTACAAGGACGAAATCGTTCTTTGCATTCTTACTCTCCCGATAATTGTGCTCGCATATGGGGTGTGGTCGAACGATCCGGCCGCTATGGAGAAGATAAACATCTTCTTCGAGCATTTTTCGAACCTGCCGAAATGGTTTACAAATTTGTGGATTTTGGTAGTTGCCAGCGTATTCGGCATCAAGGGGACACAGATATTTCGTAATGGAGGTAAGAAATAGACTTGCATTTAGAAGTAAGTTATACTAACAATCAACTAAGGAAAATATTATGGCTAAAAAGAAAAGTAGTTGGAAAAAGAAGCTAGCTAAGGCTGCCCTAATAGGTGGCGCGCTTTATGGAGCTTCTAAAGTAGGAAAAGGTAAAAGTGTTGCAGATACTGCTGCGACTGAAGGAATAAAATGGACTCCTGGTCCAACGATTCCTGATATTCATTCAGGATTAAAAAGTAACCGTTGGAAATATTCACCGGTTGATCCAGGACCTACATTTGCTGCTAAAGGCGGCAGAATCGGAGCTAAAAAAGGTGGTCATGTTAAATCCATGGGCATAGCTAAAAGAGGCGGAGGAGTCGCTAAAAGATAATGAGACAAAATGGCGTAAGAAGCAATGTTAGATTTCCATACTCAAGTGGTATGAAGAAAGGTGGCAGAGCTAAGAAGCAAGGATACATCGATAGAAAAGATGAATCCATTGCAATGAGAATTAAAAAGAAAAGAACTCCGGCACAATTAAAAGCCAGCCGTGACGAGTCCTATGGAAAATGGGGCAGCGGTAAGGGTAAAGGAAAAATCAATAGATAATGCCACAATATTTTGATTCCACAGCATCATTCCCAATGAAAACTAAAAAAAGGGTTTATGCTAAAGGTGGAAGAACTGGATATTATGGCGGCGGACGCACAAACCTTCTGGAAGAATTAGGTCGTGTTGAAGGCGAACGATCCAATCCAAATCGTAGAGCTGAAATATCTAGAGTCCATTCAGAATTGAATCGTGGCTATAAAAAAGGTGGCTGGATTCAAAAAGCTACTGCTTCAATTAAGAAAAGAGGAACTGAAGGAAAATGTACACCGATTACAAAACCAGGATGTACAGGAAGAGCTAAAGCGTTAGCTAAGACATTTAAAAAAATGGCAAGAAAGAGAAAAGCGTCTTAATGAGGGCAGTCTTAATAGACGCATTACAAAAACAATATGAAGCAGATATCGCAGCAAGTGATGCTATGATTAAATTACTTTTGGAAAATCCGGCAGGCGTAAGTGAACATCTTAATCATCAAAAAGAACTGGATGGTTTGTTGCATAAGATTTCAGTTGCAGAAGAAAAACTTCAAGTATTAAAAGATTATGAAATTCCTGAAGGAGAATAATGCCCTTTAGATCAGAAAAACAAAGGCGTTACTTATGGAAGAATGAGCCAAAGATTGCAAAAGAATGGACACAAGCTTATGGAAGTAAGCCTGTTAAAAAAAAGAAGAAAAAGACAAAAAGGAGAAAAAAATAATGGACGATTTGATATTTGTAGATAAGATTAGAAGAATCATTAAAATGAGACATGATGATATTGTAGCTGCCATGGTTTCTGGCGGTGTTGACAATATGGAGAAATATCAGTATATGTTAGGACAATTACGAACGTATCAGTATATGAGTCAGGAAATATCCAGCCTGCTAGATAAAAAGGAGCAAAAAAATGACGGAACAGTTATTAGCATCAAACCCAAAGGAAGTCCCAAGACATAGGGACGCTCTTCAAGAAAAATACGATCAAGAACCTAAAAAACTTGAAAAAGATTTAACATCAGAACACGCTAAATTACCTATACCCACTGGTTGGAGAATTTTAGTTCTACCTTTTAAAATAAAAGATAAAACTAAAGGAGGAATTCTTATAACGGATGACGTTATAGAACGTTCGCAAGTAGCATCAACTTGCGGACTCGTATTAAAAGTTGGACCGGATGCGTACAAAGACAAAGAAAGATACCCCGAAGGACCTTGGTGTAAAGAAGGCAGTTGGGTTGTTTTTGCACGTTACGCTGGATCTAGAATGAAAATAGATGGGGGTGAAGTTAGACTTTTGAATGATGATGAAGTTCTAGCAACCGTGGAGGACCCTGAAGATATATTCCACGAAATTTAATCATAGGGAGGAACTATGCCAGAAGAAGAAAAAAAGACTGACGATCTAATTGATGTTGGTGAAGCTGATGAAAAAGCAACCGAAATTGATTTAGATAAAAAAGCAGAAGGAGGAGAAGTAAAAGATGAAAAAACTACTCAAGACAGTGATAAGCCCGCTGACACACCTGCGGAACCTGATAAGCAGCCTGATGTTCAAGCTAGCGAACCAGACAAAAAGGAAGAAGTAAAAGAACCAGAACAGAAGAAAGAAATGGAAGAG